TCAAGGTGCAAGTCCTACGGGGGCTCAAGGTGCTCAAGGACCAAAAGGTTCTCAAGGTGCTCAAGGTGCCAGTCCAACTGGTGCACAAGGTGCTCAAGGTCCTCAAGGTGACCAAGGTGCTCAAGGTGCAAGTCCAAAAGGAGATACAGGTGCACAAGGTCCTCAAGGTGACCAAGGTGCTCAAGGTGCAAGTCCTACGGGGGCTCAAGGTGCTCAAGGACCAAAAGGTTCTCAAGGTGCACAAGGTGCCAGTCCAACTGGTGCACAAGGTGCTCAAGGTCCTCAAGGTGACCAAGGTGCTCAAGGTGCAAGTCCTCAAGGTGACCAAGGTGCTCAAGGTGCTCAAGGTCCTCAAGGTGCTCAAGGTGCAAGTCCTACGGGGGCTCAAGGTGCTCAAGGACCAAAAGGTTCTCAAGGCGCTCAAGGTCTTCAAGGTGGACAAGGTCAGAAAGGTGCAAGTGGAATTGGAACATTAATTGGTGGCGCTGAAGTAGGTCCAAGTGGTGGATTTGCATACTCGGCAACTGATGGATTATTAACATTTCAGAGTGGAAGTACAAAATTTGTTGTATTAATGTATACAAGTGGTTCTTCATAAACTAAAATAAGGTTACAATGGCAGTTGGATTTTTAAATACACAACATACTTTAGTAAATCTACAAGGGTCTACTTCTGAATTAAAAAATATAAATTCAGGGTCAACTATTGTAGGTATTAGTCTTAGTGGGAGTGGATATACATTTCAAAATGATATACCAACTACATGGACGGGTAGTTTCAATGATTTTTCATATATTCAATTAAATGAAAATGAAGAAGTTGTTTGGTCTATTGCAAATAACTCTAATACCTTAAAGTTTGCAAATGTATATACATTAGAAACACCATCAGGTTCCTTATCAGTTACAGACCAAGAATATATCCTTGTTGCACAGAAAAATAGACAAGTTGTTTGGGATGAAGAGACCGAAACCACTTCTTCTATTCAAAGCGGGTGGAATATTTACTTTGAACAATTAGATGGAATCGAATGGGGTTCAGACGAATATAGTAACCATTACTTAGTAAAATTAAAATCAGATAACTCTACATTTGAATATGTGCCAGTTACAGGTGGTTTTCAAGAAGTAAATACCGAGAATCCAAGTTTATTAGGTCAGTTTCCAGTATCAAAATTAGATATTGAAGAATCTGACTTGTTCTTAGTTAATAGATTCATAGTACACAACGATAAAGGATTCGGGGAAGAGGAATGTGAGTACGCCTATGAATTTTCAAGATGTAGTGATGATGCTTATTTTGAATTTGCATTTCAAGATGAATTTAATTCTACTGTAATAAAAATAGGTACTACTTGTTATGAAAATCAAGGGTCAGTTAGTCCTGATGGTACTCAACTATGTTTAAACAGTTCAGGTAATTATCAAGCTTATACATCTTGTAATAATTGTTCCGATTCAGATAGTTCCACAGGTCCTCAAGGTGCAAAAGGAGCTGCAGGTGATGCAGGTTCAAATGCTTCTTCTGGAGGACAGGGTGCAAAGGGAGCTACAGGTGCATCAGCTGCAACAGGCCCTCAAGGTCCAACAGGTTTAAAGGGTAATACAGGTATAGCTGGACTCGGTTTCGCAACTGGCCCTCAAGGTCCAACAGGTTTAAAGGGTAATGCAGGTAATAAAGGTTCAACAGGTAATACAGGTCGACAAGGTGTAAAAGGAAATACAGGTGCAACTGGTTCACAAGGTGCAACAGGAGCACAAGGAGTTAAAGGAAATACAGGCCTCGCAGGTAATAAAGGTTCTACTGGCTCAGGTGGTAGAACAGGCGCAAAAGGAAATACAGGCCTCGCAGGTGCAAAAGGGTCAAAAGGTAATACAGGAAACCAAGGTGTAAAAGGAAATACAGGCCTCGCAGGTGCAAAAGGTTCAAAAGGAAATACTGGTAATCAAGGTGCTAAAGGAAATACAGGCCTCGCAGGAAATAAAGGTTCTACTGGCTCAACTGGTAGAACAGGTGTAAAGGGTAATACAGGCCTCGCAGGTAACCAAGGTGCTAAAGGAAATACGGGTCTACAAGGTGCTAAAGGAAATACAGGCCTCGCAGGTAATAAAGGTTCAACAGGTAATACAGGTCGACAAGGTTCAAAAGGAAATACAGGCCTCGCAGGAAATAAAGGTTCTACTGGCTCAGGTGGTAGAACAGGCGCAAAAGGAAATACAGGCCTCGCAGGTAATAAAGGTGCTAAAGGAAATACTGGTAATCAAGGTTCAAAAGGAAATACAGGCCTCGCAGGTGCAAAAGGTTCAAAAGGAAATACTGGTAATCAAGGTTCAAAAGGTAATACGGGTCTTGCAGGAAATAAAGGTGCTACTGGCTCAGTTGGTCGACAAGGTTCAAAAGGAAATACAGGCCTCGCAGGTAATAAAGGTGCTAAAGGAAATACTGGTAATCAAGGTTCAAAGGGAAATACAGGCCTCGCAGGTGAAACTGGTGCTAAAGGAAATACAGGTCTACAAGGTGCTAAGGGTAACCAAGGTGCTCAAGGTAATAAAGGTTCTACTGGCTCAGGTGGTAGAACAGGCGTTAAGGGTAATACGGGTTCTGCAGGAAACAAAGGGTCAACAGGAAACACAGGTCGACAAGGTCTAAAAGGTGCAAAAGGTAATTCGGGCAATAAAGGTGCAAAAGGTAATACTGGCTCGGCAGGTGACCAAGGTGCTAAGGGTAACAAAGGTAATACAGGTAATAAAGGTTCTACTGGCTCAACTGGTAGAACAGGCGTTAAGGGTAATACGGGTGTTGCAGGTGCTAAAGGTAATACAGGAAACCAAGGTGCAAAGGGAAATAAAGGTAATACCGGCCTCGCAGGTAATAAAGGTGCTAAAGGAAATACTGGTAATCAAGGTGTTAAGGGTAACCAAGGTGCTGCAGGTAATAAAGGTGTTACTGGCTCAGGTGGTAGAACAGGTGTAAAAGGGAATACAGGCCTCGCAGGTAATAAAGGTAATACGGGTGCAACGGGCTTACAAGGTCTAAAAGGTAAAACAGGTAATTCAGGCGATAAAGGTTCTAAAGGTAATACAGGAAACCAAGGTGTAAAAGGAAATACAGGCCTCGCAGGTAATAAAGGTGCTGCAGGTTCGGCAGGTGCAACAGGTGCAAAAGGAAATACAGGCCTCGCAGGTGCTAAAGGTAATCAAGGTAATCAAGGTGCTAAAGGAAATAAAGGAAATACAGGCCTCGCAGGTAATAAAGGTGCTAAGGGAAATACTGGTGATACAGGACTAACAGGTGCAAAAGGAAATACGGGTAATAAAGGTGGTACGGGCTCAGGTGGTCGTACTGGTGTAAAAGGTAATACAGGCGTAGCAGGTAACAAAGGTAATACAGGCGCAGTAGGTCGACAAGGTGCAGTTGGAGCTCAAGGTGATGCAGGTAATAAGGGTAGTAAAGGAAATACTGGTAACCAAGGTGTTAAAGGAAATACAGGCCTCGCAGGTAATAAGGGTTCTACTGGCTCAGGTGGTAGAACGGGTATTAAAGGGAATACAGGCCTCGCAGGTAATAAAGGTAATACGGGTGCAACGGGCTTACAAGGTCTAAAAGGTGCAAAAGGTAATTCGGGCGATAAAGGTTCTAAAGGAAATACTGGCGCAGTAGGTTTACAAGGTGCAATTGGAGCTCAAGGTGATGCAGGTAATAAAGGTGCTACTGGCTCAACTGGTAGAACAGGTGTAAAAGGTAATACTGGCGATGCAGGTAACAAAGGTAATACAGGCGCAGTAGGTTTACAAGGTCTAAAAGGTAATACAGGCCTCGCAGGTGATAAAGGTGCTAAAGGAGATACTGGTAACCAAGGTGATAAAGGTACTAAGGGTAATGCAGGTAATAAAGGTGCTACTGGCTCAGGTGGTAGAACAGGTGTAAAAGGTAATACGGGTGTTGCCGGAAACAAAGGTAATACAGGCGCAGTAGGTTTACAAGGTCTAAAAGGTAAAACAGGTAACTCAGGCGATAAGGGTTCTAAAGGAAATACTGGTAATCAAGGTCTACTTGGTGCTCAAGGTGCTGCAGGTAATAAAGGTGTTACTGGCTCAGGTGGTAGAACAGGTGTAAAAGGTGCAACAGGTCCTCAAGGTGATGCAGGTAATAAAGGAAATACTGGTAACCAAGGTGTTAAAGGAAATAAAGGTAATACCGGCCTCGCAGGTAATAAAGGTGCAAAAGGTAACCAAGGTAATCAAGGTGCAGTTGGAGCTCAAGGTGATGCAGGTAATAAAGGTGCAACTGGTTCAAGTGGTCGTACTGGTGTAAAAGGTAATACAGGCGTAGCAGGTGATAAAGGTAATACGGGTGCAACGGGCTTACAAGGTGCAGTTGGAGCTCAAGGTGATGCAGGCGATAAGGGTTCTAAAGGTAATACAGGAAACCAAGGTGCAGTTGGAGCTCAAGGTGATGCAGGTAATAAAGGTGCAACTGGCTCTGGCGGTAGAACGGGTATTAAAGGGAATACAGGCCTCGCAGGTGATAAAGGTAATACAGGCGCAGTAGGTTTACAAGGTCTAAAAGGTAAAACAGGTAATTCAGGCGATAAAGGTTCTAAAGGTACAACAGGTGGTGGTGGTGTTCAAGGTGCTCAAGGTAATGCAGGTAATAAAGGTGCAACTGGCTCAGGTGGTCGTACTGGCGTTAAAGGTAATACGGGTGTTCAAGGTGTAAAAGGTGTAATTGGTGCTCAAGGGGCTTCGATGAGTGGTTTAGGATATTTTGAAGTTCAAGGTGGTATACTAACATTTAAACCAAATGGATGGTCTTCAGGTGATGATGTCTATATCATAAGGTCTGTACATAGTGGTAGCTTTTACTAAATTATTTTTCATATTTATATACAAACATTAAAAAAGTTATGAGAGCAAATTTTGGATTCGATAGAAACCCTCATAGATGGGATGTAAATTTCACAGATTATTATTGGTTCGCAGATGGGTTTGATTCAACTGAATTAAGTCAAATAGAACAAATGACCAAACTCCTTCCATTTGAAGATGCAGCAACAGGTGAAGGTGAATCATCAAAAAAATCAGATTATAGAAAATCAAGAGTAAAATGGTGTCCTCAAAATCAAGAATGGGGATGGGTTTATGAAAAACTTCACAATATGATTGTAGAATCAAATCAAAAAATGTGGAAGTTTGATTTATCTACTATGAATGAATCAATTCAATATACTGAATATTACGGAAGTCAAGAAGGTGGGTATGATTGGCATATGGATTGTGGTATAGAGATACAAAATCAAAGAAAAATATCAGTAACAGTACAACTTTCAGATTCAAATGAATACGAAGGTGGTGACTTACAATTTAATATTGGAAAAGAATTGACTGCACCTTCTAAAAAAGGAGCAGCGATTATATTTCCTTCATTTTATTTACATAGAGTAACTCCCGTAACAAGTGGTATACGAAAATCATTTGTTTTATGGGTTGGTGGTGAACCTTACAGATAAGATATGCAAAAGACTACTTTACCAACGGCATTAGTATATGGTTGGAAACGATTTGGTAAATACGAATTAACATCCGACATCTATCACGAAGAAGATTTATTCGAAAATGTTGTAATTTATTCATACAGAGATGCTAAAAATTGGAAATCACATTTATCCAAACATAAAGCTGATATTATTTATGTAATAGGTGAAATTCCATCGGAATTACAAAATGTAACCGATGATATTGTAAAATCTAAGATAGTTAATGCAGAAGAAATTTATCCTGATAATGTAATAGCGAATGATGTAGTTTGTCAGTCAACTTTTTGGTCATGTGAATCAAATAGAGTTTATAGTAATGAAGATTCACCACTATTATCAGTATTCACTCCAACATATAAAACTGAAAATAGAATATTTAGAACATACAAATCTCTATTAGAACAAACATATCACAATTGGGAGTGGGTTGTGGTAGATGATTCACCAGAAGACCATCATTTAACTTGGCAAATGATAAATCATATAGCTAAATTAGATTATAGGGTAAAACCATATAGAATATCACCAATATCAGGTGGAAATGTTGGTGAGGCTAAACATAGAGCGGCAATGTTATGTAATGGTGAGTGGTTATTTGAATTAGACCACGATGATTGGTTAATATCAACTTGTTTAGAAGATGTTCTTGACGCAAGTAAGAAACATACAGATGCTGGATTTATTTATACAGATGTAACTGAAGTTGAAAAGGATAATTCACCGAGAATATATGGTTACATAGGTGATGATTGGTATGGTCATTCTGAGAATGGATTTGTATGGGGTTACGCAGGTCATACTTGGCAAGAGATTGATGATAAAGAGTGGTTAGTACATCATTATCCTGAAATAAATCCAAAAACAATTAGATTTAATATTGGGATGCCAAACCATTGTAGAGTTTGGAATCGAGATGTGTATCATAAAATCAGAGGACACAATAGAAATATTTCAGTCGCAGATGATTTAGAATTAATTATTAAAACATTTTTAGAAACTAAATTTATTCATCTTAAAAAAATGTTATATGTACAATATAATAATGGAGACTCTACTGTTGACAACAATAGAGTTGATATTAACCGAAGAGCAAGGTTAATTAGAGATTATTATGATACTCAAATAAAGGATAGATTTGAGGAATTAGGAAAAGAAGATTGGATGTGGGATTATGAAAAAAACCATTCAATAAAAGATATCAGTTATAGAGATTATGACAGATATGGTAAAAACGAAGAATTTGTTAATTATATAGTAGAATAGATATGAGAGTTTTATTTACAGTAGGATATCAAAACGAACCAATTAATGACACCATACTAAAACAAAAAGGTATGGGTGGTTCTGAATATTGCGTCATTAACTTAGCTAAAGAGTTTGAAAAGAAAGGTCACGAGGTAATAATTACAGGTGAAGTTTCAAATAGTCAAACAAATAATCTAAAATTTATTGATTATGACAGTATTGATAACAATCAACACTTTGATGTTGTTATTGCATCAAATTACATTCATTACTTTAAAGTTTTAGAAGATAAAAATATAACATTCGATAGTTCTTACTTTTGGATACATAATTTAGAGTTCTATTCATGGTATAATGGTGAGACTCTTCCAAATGATGGAGTAGATTATCTAAACCATCCTAAATTAACAAATATAATCGCAGTATCAGAGTGGCAAAAGGGTCAATTAGTGAAAAAATATAATTTAAACTCTGAAAAGGTTAAAGTTATAGGAAATGCTATAAACCCATCCGACTTTGATTCCATCCAACAAGAAAAATTTAAAGACAAAGTAATTTACACATCTGGACCTGATAGAGGATTGTGGAATCTGTTAAATATTTGGGATGATTTAAAAAACATTAATCCTAATTTAACTTTGTGGGTTGCATCACCACCTTATACTAATGATTGGGACACTTTAGAACGAATAAAAAAAGATTACCCAACTTATGAAAGAGACTTTGATGTACATTATTTAGGTTCACTAAATCCATCTGAGTTATACAAACAAATTAAATCTTCTGAGTGGTGGATTTACCCATCTCAGTATCCTGAAACATATTGTATAACTGCTCTTGAAATGATGATGGGTCGAGTTAAACTTCTATCATCTGATACAGGTAATTTAAAACACTTACTCGATAATAAAAGTACATTAATAAGTTCACATACTCATGAGTCAGGTGAAACTCCATTTGATGATAGTTCCCCTGATAACTACAAATGGGAAAATAAAAATACAGGCCTTATGCGATATACATTTATCGCAGCATTTGCTTTTTCAAGTCAACAAGTAAAAGAACACAAGAAGTTGTTAGATAGTGCTGAACAATTTGCAAGAAAACAAAATTGGAGTGACAGATATGTAGAGTGGTATAATTTGGTGAATGATAAGTTACCAGATGAGGCAAGAGGATTTACTCCGCCAGAAGATTTTGGATTTGAAAAACTTCATCCAGAACTATACACATATTGGGACAACAAAGATGAGTGGACAAAAAAATTCATATCATATTCAGCTCGTACAAAGGAATGGGATTTGATAGTAGACGAACCATTTGATAGTTGTTTTCAATTTCCTTTATTTACTGAAGAATTTTGTAAAATGATTAGAGAAGAAGCCGAACATTCTAATAGATGGACTTTTGACCGACATGAAAATTACCCAACAACTGATATGTTGATAACAGAAATTGGAATGGACGAGATATATAATGATGTATTGAAAGACTATGTTATGCAAGTTGCAGTATATTTATGGGCGTTAGAAGGTAAAGGATGGGATAGTATGAGTTCCGAAAACTTTTTAGCAAAATATATACCAACTGCACAAGGACACTTGGGAATACATCACGATAGGGCAGATATTACTTGTTTAGTACAACTATCAGATTTAGATGAATACGAAGGTGGTGGTACTTGGTTCAGAAGACAAAAGAAGTTAGTAAAAAATCCAATTGGTTACGCAACATTACATCCTGGCAATATAACTCATAAGCATGGAGCGCGTGCAACCACTAAAGGTACTCGTTATATTGTAGTTTCGTTCATGGAAAATAGGGAAAGCTAATTATTTCCATATTTATATACATAGAGGAGAATTAAATGGCAGTAAACATTCCAATATGGCCTGGTTCAGGTTCATTTTCAAGTGGTTCATCAACTCCTTTCGGATTCTTTGATTCTGATACTCAATTTCAGAATGACGCTCCGAAAGTAGCAGAATGGTGTGCGAAGAGATTGGGATACCCAATCGTAGATGTCGAGTTGCAAGATATAAACTTTTTTACTTGTCTTGAAGAAGCAGCTAACGAATACTCTTCACAAGTAAATCAATACAGAGCAAAAGAAAATATGTTGTCAATACAAGGTACTGCTTTAGGTACTGATTTGTCTGATACTGAGATTGCACCAAATCTAAATGGTATGGTTAGTATAGCAAAAGATTATGGTACTGAAGCATTAAGTGGTGGACGAGTAACAGTATATACAGGTTCTTTTGAAATGGTGGCAGGTAAACAAATTTATGATTTATCTGATGCAAATGTGGTGAACTTAGAAAATGGTTCAGTAAATGATGGTATCGTACTTAGACGAGTATTCCATACACAACCACCAGCAATCATAAGATACTTTGACCCATTCATCGGAACAGGATTAGGTTCTCAGCAAATGTTAGAAACTTTTGGATGGGGTAATTACTCGCCAGGTGTTTCATTCATGATGCAACCAATGTTTGATGACTTATTAAGATTACAAGCAATTGAATTTAATGATTATATTAGAAAATCATCATATGGATTCCATATAGATGGACAACGAATTAGATTATATCCATTCCCTCAAGGAAAAGATACAGGTGCAAAAGTATATTTCGATTATACATTAGAAAGTGAAAGTAAATCACCAATTGCAAATTCAAATGTTGTAAGTGATTTATCAAACGCACCATTTGGAAGATTAACATATACTAATATCAATAGTGCAGGTAAACAATGGATTGCACGATACGCATTGGCATTAGCAAAAGAAATGTTAGGTGCTATCAGAGCTAAATTTAGTTCTATTCCTATACCAGGTGCAGATGTAACACTTGATGGGTCTGATTTAAGAAATGAAGCTTCGGCTGAAAAAGAAACTTTGTTAACTGACTTGAAAGAAATGTTAGAATCAACTTCTCGTAGAGCATTAATGGAAGCAAAAAAAGAAGAGTCTGAATACTTAGAGGAAACTTTAAACAGAGTACCAAGACCAATTTTTATAGGGTAATTTATGGCATTGTTCGGTGGACAAAGAGATATGAGTTTGTTTAATAAATTGAACAAAGAACTCATTAATGATATAATTGATACAGAAGTGTATTACTATATGGTTGCGATTACTGAAACCAAATCTAATTTATATGGTGAGGGTGACAATAAAGTATTTCACAATCCAATAAAAATACCATGTTTAGTAGAAAGAAATCAAGCAGCACAAATATCTGATGAGTTTGGACAATCATATTCTCGTGAAGTTCAGTTTAAGTTTTTAAGAGATACATTAAAAGAAAAAGATTTAGTACCTGCAGTTGGTGATATTGTACAATGGAATAATGAATATCATCTAATAGACGCATCATACTCATATCAATACTTTGCAGGAAAGAATCCTCAGTATTGGGATGGTGGTGATGCTCAAGGTTTAAATGTATCTATTATATGTGATAGTCATGTTACAAGACAAACAAGTATTAAATTAGTAGAAACAAGATTCGGTAATTCAAACCAAAATGATAACGAAGTACCAATGGGACTATAAACGATGGCAACTAAATACAGAAATACAGACAACTCGAAACCTCAGATTATACAAACACAATCTTCTACATCACCTGACCCTATATTAAATAAAGCAAAGCAGTATAGAAGGGATAAGGATAATGTAAAAAATGTAAGTGTTGGTATTTACGATATCGATTCTGCATTTAAAAACTTTTTAGAAAAGGATGTAAGACCAACTGTTGAGGATGATGGAAGATTTTATCCTGTTCCTGTAATGTATGCATCACCTGAAAAGTGGGCAAGTGCACAACGAGATGGGTTTATGAGAGACGAAAACGGAATGATGTTAACTCCCGTTATTGTTTTTAAAAGAGATAATCTATCAGTAAACACCGATTTAGCAAAATTAAAAGTTGCACAAAACGAAGATACACATCAGTTCTTTGAAAGAAAGTACAATAAACTTAATAAGTACGACCAATTTGCAATACTGACAGGAGAAAATCCAAAGAAAGAATTTATGTCAGTTGAAAGACCTGATTATGTTGATTTACAATATGAAGTGATAGTTTGGTGTGACTATATGGAACAAGTTAACAAAGTTGTAGAGCAAATTGTATTTTTCCAAGGTCGTTCTTTTGGTGAAAGATATAAGTTTGTAATAAAAGGTGATTCTTACTCATTTGAAACAATGTCCGAGATGGGTCAAGATAGAATTACTAAAGCAACAATATCTTTAGTAACTAAGGCTTATATCGTTCCAGAATATGTCGGACTAAACAACAATACTAAACGAACAGTATCGATTGGAAAAGTTTCATTTTCAGAAGACCCAAGTCTTTCTGGCATTAAAATCTCTAAAAAGAGTGGTAATGAATAATTTTTCCATATTTATAAGTGTAGTAAATAAAATTAATATGTTATGGCAGAAAAAGAAATAAAAAGTTTTTCGGAAGAAGAAGTTAAAAAAATTACGGAAATTCAAAGTAAAACTCTATCAATTACATCAAGGTTAGGTGAGATTGAAATTGGTATTCAAAACATGGAAGCCCAATTCAATGAAATGAAACTTGAAAAGAACACTTTGATGGAATCTTACAGAGAATTATCCAACGAGGAAAGAGAATTAAGTGTGGAGTTGAGAGCTAAATATGGTGAGGGAACTTACGATGTGGCTACAAATACTTTCACACCTAACAAATAAGTATTCGTTTTGGAAATTTTTGGAGTATTTATATAAAGGTAAACCCAAAGATTTAATTTAGGAGAAAATAATGGCAGAAAGAATTGTTAGTCCAGGTGTATTCACAAGAGAAAAAGACCTCTCATTCTTACCACAAGGTATAGGAGAGATAGGTGCGGCACTTATAGGACAAAGTATAAAGGGGCCTGCATTCGTACCAACACAGGTAGAGTCCTTTCAAGAATTTCAACAAGTATTTGGTGGTTTGACAGAAGATTCATACCTACCTTATACTGCACAATCATATTTAGAAGACGCAGGAACTGCGACTATCGTAAGAGTATTAGGACAGAGTGGTTATACTGTTGAACCTTTAGTATTAAAGATTAGTGGTTCAGTAGCAGCAGTAATTCACCCTACTACAAAAGTACCTTTCGGTGGTGTTGCAAACTCAACAGGTTCATTTGATAGGTCACTTGTAACAAACTTGAGTGGTTCAGCAGCTTCACCAACACCAGATGTTTCGGCATCTAACTTCGCACTTTATATGAGTGCATCGGGTGCAGTAACAGGTTTATCAGAGTCAGCAGTACTTGCAATAGCAACCGCATCATTAGACCCAAGCGCAGTAAACTACATTGGAAAAACACTTGGTTCATCTCCTAAAAATGGTTCGGAATTTGGTTACCTATATATGAACTTCAATTCATTCCAATCGTCATCTTTCGCAGCTGACCCTAATTGTAATGTAGAAGTTGATACATTTAGAAAAACTGACTATACAAAAGCATACCAAGAAGCTTCAACACCTTTCATCATATCACAAGATGTATCAGGTACAAGTAAAAACTTATTTAGATTCCACACATTGTCACATGGTACTTCGACAAACTACGAATTTAAAATTGGTATTAGAGATATTAAACCAGCAAATGAAGTTCCTGGTTCTGAGTACGGAACATTTAGTGTTATCCTACGAAGAGTAGATACTTCTAAAATTGCTAATTCTATATTTGGTCAAACTGTTCAAGATAGTGATGTTAGACCAAGTATTATAGAAGAATTTAGTGGACTTAACTTAGACCCTAATTCACCTAACTACATTAAAAGAGTTATTGGTGACAAGTATATTACTGTTGATAACAATGGTAAAGTTACTTCAAATGGGGATTATCCAAACGCATCTGTAAACATTAGAGTAGAAGTAAATAGTGATATGGATGGTGGAGCACTTGATGCAAGTCTTGTTCCTTTCGGATTCGCAGCAGTTAAGTCACCTATACATAGTGGACATAATTTACCAAGTCCTACATATGTAACAGACCAGTCAATTGCAAATGAATTTAACAAAAGAGCATTCTTAGGTTATTCATTCGACTTTACAAATACAGATAACTTAAACTACTTAAACCCAATTCCAGACTCAAGTTCTGAAACTGTTGGAACTAAGTTCTTATTAAGTCAATGTACTTCTAATGGAGCAGCAATTGCACTAAACGATGGTCTTATAGACAATAAAAAATTCTTAGTACCATTCCAAGGTGGGTTCGATGGATTCGCACCAAACAGAACAGTACTAACAGGAACAAACATTGTTGCAGGTAATATGCAAGGATTGGATTTATCATCAGCAACCGCAGGTGGTACAATCGCAATGAGAAAAGCTATTAGCGCAATGTCAAATCCTGATGAATATGATATGAACCTATTAGTATTACCAGGTGTAATCAATAGACTACACTCTTCAGTAACTACTTTTGCAAAAGATATGTGTGAAGACAGACAAGATGCATTCTTCGTAATGGACGCAGGTTCTTACACAGATTCAATCTCAACAGTAGTTAACTCACTAAGTTCATTCGATTCAAACTATGTCGGAACTTATCACCCATGGTGTAAGATTCTTGATACAGACAAAAATAAACCAGTCTGGGTACCACCAAGTGTTGTATTACCAGGTGTTATCGCATTTAATGACGCAGTTGCTGAACCATGGTTCGCACCCGCAGGTTTAAATAGAGGTGGTTTATCAAATGTAATCGAAGTTAAGTCAAGATTGACTCATGACGAGAGAGATACATTATACGAAAATAGAATTAACCCAATCGCTACATTCCCTGGACAAGGTGCTACGGTATTTGGTCAGAAGACACTTCAAGCTAGACCTTCAGCTCTTGACAGAATTAATGTAAGAAGATTACTAATCGCATTGAAGAAGTTCATCGCATCATCTTCAAGGTATTTATTGTTCGAAAATAATACGGCAGCAACAAGAAACAGATTCCTAAGTATAGTTAACCCTTACTTAGAATCAGTACAACAAAGACAAGGTCTTTACGCATTCCGAGTTATTATGGACGAATCAAACAATACACCCGATATTATAGATAGAAACATCTTAAAAGGAGAAATCTTTATTCAACCAGCGAAAACTGCAGAGTTTATAGTACTTGATTTCAATGTACTTCCAACTGGCGCAGCGTTCCCTGAATAAAAAATAAAATAAAGACTATTTATTAGAAAGAGAAAACGGAGAATTAAATGGCACAATTATTAGACCCAAATGAAATAATGTTCACCAACTTTGAACCTAAAATGTCAAATAGGTTCATCATGTACATCGAAGGAATTCCTGCATACTTGGTGAAAACGGCAGCCAGACCAGAAATAAACAATGGTAAAGTTACCATCGACCATATCAATGTTAGAAGATATGTAAAAGGTCGTTCTGAGTGGCAAGATTTAGCAATCACTTTATACGACCCAGTCGTACCTTCCGCTGCACAAGCAGTAATGGAGTGGGTAAGACTACATCATGAATCTGTAACAGGTAGAGATGGATACTCTGATTTCTATAAGAAAGATATCACATTTAACAGTTTGGGTCCTGTTGGTGATAAAGTAGAAGAGTGGACACTTAAAGGTGCATACATTCAATCAGCTAATTTCTCAGACATGGATTATGCAGGAGAAGATTTAGCAACAGTAGAAATGACACTTACTTACGATTACGCAATACTACAATACTAAATACGGATTGTAATAAAAATTGAAACAAGAAACCCACCCCATAAGGTGGGTTTTTTAATTTAATTTACATATTTATTAAAGGTTAACCAAAAAGGAGAGAAGATATGGCAAAATTAATAGTTAAAAGAATTGAAGACAATATTGTCGAGTGGATTGGTGATGATTCATATTGTACTTGGGAAGACAAGGACAATGGTGAAGAAGCTGCAACACATTTTACAATCAAAGAAGCAAATGAAGATTGGGGACTCCCAATTAATGGCTTCGATTATGGTGGAAGAGAAAAAATTACCTATGATGGTGATTTACCAGATGGATTTGAATGTGGTGTAACTACACTAACAGGAACCGAAGGTAGTTATACTTGGGGATAATCCAAAATCTATTTTAAAATCTTAAAGTCTCATTATTAAAACAATTTTGAGACTTTTTGTATTAATAATAGTCCAGTTACATATATATTATAGTACAGTACAACAAAAAAAGATATAAAACGAGTTTTATTATGGCAAAAGAACGATTAGAAGATGAGTACCCAATTTCCGACAAGGATATGGTACAAAAAGCTATCAAAGACCACGAACAAAGAGAAGTTCGTGACTATAAGTTCCCTACGGAAGTTATAGATTTACCCTCAAAAGGACTTATATACCCAAAAGACAACCCACTATCAAGTGGAAAGGTTGAAATGAAGTATATGACCGCAAAAGAGGAAGATATCCTAACCACACAATCATATATTAAAGACGGAACTGTTTTAGACAGATTATTTCAGTCATTAATCGTTGGTAATGGTGATGGTGAAACAATTAAATACATAGATTTAGTTACAGGTGATAAAAACGCAATTATGATTGCTGCAAGAGTACTTGGGTATGGTAAAGAGTATAAGGTTGAAATTGACGACCCAACTATGCCAGGTACAAAGCAAAAAGAAAACATCGACCTTACTCAATTCCAAAATAAGGATTATGAGGGTGAAAATCAAGTAGAACCACATAAAAATGAGTTCGAATTCACTTTACCAACCTCAAAGAGAAAGGTTACCTTTATGGCGATGACCGAATCTAAAGAAAGAAAAGTTAAACATCAAGTAGAAGCAATTAAGAAGGCAAATCGTAAATTAAAAGATATGACTTCAAGAGAGTTAACTACAAGAATGAAAAATATGATTCTTTCAGTAGATGGGTCAGATGACCAAAAAGACATCAATCATTTCGTGGACAATGAATTATTCGCAGTAGATTCAAAGGCACTCAGAGCGTATATCAACCAAAGTGTTCCCGATATTGATTTAACATTTGAATTTGTATCTGAGGAGACCGGGGAAGAGAGAGAAATGCAACTGCCTATGGATGTCGGGTTTTTTTGGCCTTCCGAGTGATTATAGAAAGCATTTACATTCTCAAATTTTTGACCTCATATATCATGGAAATGGTGGGTTTAGTCACACCGATGTCTACAATATGCCTGTTTGGGCGAGAAACTTCTATATCGGTAAGATAATAGAATTCAAACAAGAAGAAAAAAAGGCACATGATAAAGAAATGAGAAAAATCAAGTCAAAAACACCAAGAAAATAATAGTAGTATAAGAACCCGACATATTTGTTGGGTTTTTACATATTTATAGAATATAACAAAGGGATATTATATGAAAACCATCAAAGCAACTAAATTAAGAGAGGTCTTATCTTCCAAAGGAGTAGATGAGGGTTTTATTGATAGAATCTTTCACAGAATAGAAAAGGCTAAAACCGATAACAAACTTAAACAGATTGAAAAAGACATTGAAAGGTCTAAACAAAAAGTGAAAGACATGAGTTCAGAACAAGAGAAGATACTTATCCAAACATATGGTTCTTTGGATAAAGTTCCTCCTGGGATGAAACAAACATTCGGAATTAAATAACTTTAGGGTTCTAAATGGCAGATGATTATAAAAAGATTGAAGAATCATTTCTTGGCGCAAGAAATTACGCCAATGAATTAGCTGATATCCTTGGTAAAGCAGGAAAGAATACCAAGGCTGCAAATGAGTTTGCCTCAAAATTAGCAGACAATCTAAAATCACAAACAACCGCA